AGTACCCTCTGCCCTATGCGGGATGGTACGTGTGAACTTCCGTGTAACAGCAACTCGCTTCGTCGCCTGGTCCCCTGATAAATTCGATTCTGCCTTCTTTTTACTAAACCTCGAAGTTTTGGAGACCACTCTTTTGGTAGCCATATCTCCGGATATCATTGACTCCGCAACATCATCAGACCTCTGCCACATATAATATGCGAAAGCGGCCGAGATGGCTAGAGCAATTGTTCCAGCTATACTATACCACATCTGATTCTTTCGTGTAAGCCAAGGTATATCGCGTACATAATCTACGACTTTACGATATAACTGACGCACCTCAACGGCGCAGTAGCCGATCTTCGTTCCCATTGTTCTCAGCTGGGATACTGTCCATAATTGGAGTCGTGAAAATCTTGATTCTTTCTTCTCAACTACCAGTTCGGGTCTCGCATCCGCTTGAGGATTCTTTCTCTTGATATAAGTATCTATCATGGACCGCTTAGCATGGAGTTTATGCCAGTGAACCACGGCTAAATCTATAAGTTGATCATATGTTAACGATTTCACAAATTGGGGATGAGCTTCTTCAGTTCCTGATGTGTACAAATCAAAAATGTACACTTCAGGACACATCGTTATTTCCCCATACTGTTGTATAGCATACTGTGTAATTTTATCAACGTCGGCGACACCATTATTAAGAAATTCGCGCTTCATGCGAACTTCCACAAAAATATCTCGCCGTCGCATTATAGCCCCAAGAGATTTAATGGGTGGACCACGTTCAACATCGTTATTAGACGTTATCAATATCAGTGGTGACGTAAACCACGTATTCGATTTCGCAGACAAGTCTGCCATCTTCAAAGGATATGGCAATTCGTTCTTAAGGTGCAAAAAGTCCAATAAAGCTGTCTTTAGATCCTGAGGATCTGTCGACTGCAACATATCGTCAAAACACACCACTTTCTGGTGGTTATATCCATCCCAGTGGTCCTGTGTCTCATTTCTTCTATAATAGTCTACTTCTGGGTTATAATTAATGTTAAGTTTTTGGAAAAGATCAACAGGTATCGTTTGCGCCAAAACTGACTTCCCCTGTCCTGTAGATCCTTTCATGAATATGACCAGAGGTTCTGGTCGAGCTTGGGGAGTAACAGCAAAAGCTTTAGTTTCCCGAGCCATTTCCTGGGCTAGACGAAATACTAAGTTAAACGCCCCCATAGACGCTTGGCTCACTCGTGCCTTTTGAAGAGCAGTTTGAAACATCAGGCCCTGTTTCATTAATTCAGTGATCTCTAAAGAATAATTGTAATCAGATCCAGCTCTAAACACACCCTGGTCAACGTACCGCGCTGATACATCGGCCATCCAACTGGGAATATCCCGGTGGATTGCCGCGAGCGTGGCGTGTGCATCAAAAAGCATACTCAACACAGGCGTGTGTTTAAGAAGTTCATAAATATCCATCGCAAAACGTTTCATGGTCGAAAAGTTTCTCATGCTTGTATAAAAACTAGTTATCGTTCCTACAGTTAACAGACTCTGAGCCATAAACTCAGGCTGTTCTCTCTTCTTCTCTGAAAACCGACGCTTTAGGTGTTGAGATATTTGGGCCACACTG